ACGACGTAGGTGTTCTGCTGTTCGGCTACGCTGTGCCCCATGGCTTCTGCATCATCCGCCATATCCTCCTTCAGCGCCGAGTACTTGTCGGAGAGGAAGATATGGCGTAACATCGAGGAACCAATCTTCTTCCCGAAAATCTTGTTGAGAATACGGGTAATTCCATTGAGGGCCGTGATGGGAACACCGCCGGGGCCAACTAGGAACGGTACCTCCCCCTTGCCCTTGCTCTCCTTCCAAAGAGGATGGTGCTTGAGGTAGGAAACTAGAATGTTCAGCAAATCGTCTGGGATGGCGATCTTCTGTACTCCATACTTCTTGGCTGTCTTGTACTTGTTGAAAATGAACTGGTTGTTGGTGAGGTCTAGGTAATTGTGGTCGGCCGACATATTGTCAGCCCACTTCTTGACTACCAGCATATTCAAATAGTCTTGATTGCGGCGAGGCTGTATCTTGGTATATAGGCTCAGCACGACGCTCTGAAGGATTTTCTCGGCCTCCGGGCCCGTCAGATGCTTCTTGTGCATCACCTCGGCGGCGCTCTTGTTCAGTTCCTCCTCCTTCTTCTGCACATCAGCCCACGATGACCAGTTCTGCTTCTGCTTCTCGGACTTCTCGCCAGCCCGGGCTGTCTCCGCCTCCTTGACTTCCTTAGACTTAGACATCATGAGGTCGTAGTAATGCTTGTATATGGACTTGTAGGTGGCCTTGTCCTTGTAAAGGCTCAGTACGCTAACAATGGCGGCTAAAATGCCCTTCTTGGTACTGTCTGCATAGGTTTCCAGTTTAGCGGCTACAGCGTCCTTCTTCTTGAGAAAGGCAAGGGTGGTGAAAGGCTTCTTGTCATTCAACATGAGTAACGTCCGTAGGTAGAGATTAGCCGTGGATTCAGAAACGCCACGCTCAGCGACGAGGGACTTGGAGAGATTGACGAGAAAGTCAGCCATTATATTTATTCCTTAGAAAATATCTCGCCGGAAACAACTTTTTTCTCAGTAGTAAATATATGGCGACACTCACTCTTTACCACGGCGATTGCCTAGAGGTAATGAAGGAAATCCCCGACAAGTCTGTTTCGCTTATCATCTGCGACTTGCCGTATGGATGTCTCGGTCCGAACAAGGCGGGAGGAGGAGTGGTTACAGAAAGGCGAAATACGGGTGGTGCATTCGGAGGAAGCCCGTGGGATATCAAAATAGACTTGGAGCCTTTCTGGAAGGAAGTACGCCGGATACGAAAGGATGACCATTCGCCAACCATCCATTTCTGTAATACTAGTTTCGGATATGACCTTATAAAGTCAAATGAAAAGGAATTCCGCTATGATTTAGTATGGGTGAAATCAAACGCTGTCGGCTTCTTGACGGCCAACAAAAAGCCGATGAGTTCCCATGAGATGATATATGTCTTTTCGAAGGCTGGGGCGGCATATAATAGAATTGACATCGTGGGGGATTTCCCTAAGGGTGGTGGCGGCCGTAGTACTGCCAATTTCCTTCCTATAGCGGATATACCAAACCTTTCGCAAACAACCGAAGCCGGTCGCCGTTGTGTCAAATCAGTCATTGAAATACCCAACAAAAAAGTAAAGGGAGGACATCCAACTCAGAAGCCCGTTGACCTCTACAAATGGTTAATTGAACGCTACAGCAAACCGGGAGATACAATTCTAGACCCAACCTTTTGTTTTTGTTTCAATCTTTACACGGCATACGATATGGACCGCTCAGCAATAGGGATTGAGAAGGATGAAACATTCTACAAGAAGGCTGCTGACAAGATAGAAGAGAATTAGTATTTCTACTTGAGATTGTTGGATTATTGGTAGAAAATGTAGGGTAGTGTAGGGTGTGTAGGGTCTACCGCAACTTTACCCCCTCGGGAGAGTGAAATTCTGGCCAGCGGACAAACTCTGCGATTTACCCTACACACCCTACACACCCCCTACACTATTCCAAATCAAAATAGAAGAACATAAGAAATATAAAAATAGAACACTGTTAGATATGGAAGCACTTGCAACCAAGGCATTTCCCGATAACTACTCGGAAGAGGTGCTAAATATATTCGAGGCGATGAGCATGACGGGCCTCAAGAAATTTCTCCTTGTTGGCTCCGCTTCCCTTCGGTCCCAGCAGTATTCGGCCGACTTTGATTGTATGGAAAAGGTCAGAATTTCCAATGCAGCCGAAATGGTACATAATCTCCGGGACGTTGTTAAAAGGCTACGAGCCATCCCCGACTGCTTCATTGGTGACATCAAGTGTGGCGAGGAGAAGGTATGGGATGTTTTCAACAAGAATGCGGGAATTGTAGATGACAAGGTACAGAATTTCAATCCTACAGAATCAAAGGGGAGAATAGATAATCTCTTAAAACATAATATCATTGGGCCCGCAGAAGCCAAAGAAGCCGATGCACTGCTAAACAAAGCCACAACCCCCCTCGGGTTCATCACGGCGAAGAAGACGATCAAATTCCACGTGCTACGCTGGAAGCCCCAGCAGATTATGGAAGGCTACCAAGAGTATAGAGGTCACCGTTTCACTCTAGAAGATGCAGCAGTCAGTGGCGGGCTCGTAAAGGTGGATGCTGTCGCAAACATTGCCGACCGCTACACGGAGTTCTCAACCATCTATGATGTTCTTCTGAATGGAAAACTAGTATCGGAAAGGCCGTCCAATATAGTCCAGAGCCTCAAGAATGATATATTGTTCTACAACCGGACCAACCCCTTTAAAGCCCTCAAGCGGTTCTTCGCCCTCTGTAAGTTGCGCAAGGATGCCAAAGCCGCCGCTGTCCTAGTACCCATCATGAATTCTGACCTAGGACGGCTCTATCAGATCATAGGCGACTTGCAGACGTTGCGGGACCTACTGGAGCGCCCATCCTCGGCCTACAATCTCAAGGAAATTCTCAGCCAGATTGACGATATGAAGGCACGTATGGGAAATCTGTACCAGTTGCGGGACTTTCTAAAGAAGGAGCACGGCATTATAGGTGCCCTCAACTCCCTTCTCAGCAGCCCGGCCACTTCTATCAAGGAGAAGTTGGACAAACTGATTTCGGAACTGGAGGTAATTAACAACGAGGGCACGGTAAAAATAATGGATACCACCCTTAAAAATGTCATCCCCGACAGTAAATAAGTCAAAAAGTGGCCCGTAAATAACCCCCAAAAATGTTGAAATCATTTACGATTACCCGATTTTCCATTGGGGTTCCGTAAGTGTTTGGAGTTTTATTAAAATTTCTGCCCCTAGGGTATAAAATGCCCCACCTCAATTTTGAGCCCGGCAAGGGTGCGAGACCGATTGCAATTGTCAAAGGCGGCGAGGAGGACGGTAATCTTCTCTATCTTCATGAAGATTCACCCGACGGATCCAAACCGAAGGCATCTTCCAAGAAGGGACACTCTATCAATGCTAATACGTATGCGGCAGAACTCCGGACAGTGAAGCCCCAAGAGCGGGTGAAACTAATGGCTCGACTGGAGGAGGCACGAGACAAGGGCCTCGAACCCGACCAACTGATAGGCGAGACAGCACTAGGCAAACAGTTATACGAGCGCATTCTATCTGATGAAACGGCCTCTAAGGAGGTTACATTAGAAAGTGGGGCGTTTGAATTACTCCCGTCGGCTGATCCAAAGCGGCGTGATGTGTTCTATATTGCTGGTGCTTCCGGGTCTGGCAAATCGTACATAGCCAAGGGGCTCGGCGAGTACTACCAGAAACTATTCCCAGACCGCAGCGTCTATCTAATTTCCAAACTTGCAGAGGATAGCGGCACGCTGGACAAGATGAAGCCGGCTGCCAAGCGTATCAATATCCAGTCGCTGATTGATGATTTCCCCAACCTAGACGAGTTCAAGAACTGCATGGTGATTTTTGATGACTATGATACATTCACGGGTCCGGCCGAGAAAATTGTACATAAACTAATAGATGACCTCGCCACTATGGGTCGCCACACTAATACTACTATGTTGTGTCTGTCCCACTACCTTACCAACTACAAGAAAACCCGACTGCTCCTCAACGAGGCAACCCATATCGTCGTTTATCCTATGGCAACCTCGTTCCACGCCCTCAACTACCTCCTCAAAACGCACGTAGGGATGACCAAGGATGACATACGGGACCTAAAGAAGATGGGGCGGTGGATTTGCATCTACAAAAACTTCCCGCAGTTCCTCGTATCGGGACAGCATGCCCGGATGCTGATCCGGGACTAGTTGGTATCATCTACCTCTTCTTCCTCTTCCTCGGCCTCTACAACCGGTTCTTTTGCGACTGACTTTAAAATTGGCTCTGGAATACCGAAGTTCTGTCTGTAGGCAGCCCGAATATCCTCAAATACCTTTTCAGCACCGGCACCGTACGTTCTAGTGATTTCTGCTATGCAATCATTAGAAAGGAAGGATTTTGGTAGGCATTCCCCTTGTACCTTGTTTTCGATGTGATTATTGAGCCAGAAGGTCGCTACAAACCCCGCAGTTTTGTCCTTCAGTATCCGCTTGGCAACCCCCGTGGATATCTTGGGCTTCTGCTTTATGGGTGCTGTTTCCGACTTCTTGAACTTATGGTCCTTTGAGAGTGGGCTTCCATGGTTCATCATTCTATTTTAGGAATATATTATAAACCCCTCTTAGATGTCAGTCCCTTCTGGTCTTTTGCGATATGCTGGTATTTGGAATGCTGCAAGCACCTATGTCCTCGGGGACTTCGTTGAATCATCACTCATCAGTAATTCCTTTGCTGCCCTTCAGACTGTTACGGGCGGTTCGGATCCCTCCGTCGCCTTGGCCCCCAATTGGGTTGCCTTCCCAGCCACTTCCGGTGGTACAATAACCTCCGTCGTGGCTGGTACTGGCCTTTCCGGTGGTGGGAATTCTGGGTCCGTAACTCTAGCGAATGACGGAGTATTAGAACTGACGCAAGGCGGTAATATTAGCATTACTGGAACAAAGGCGAACTACACGATTACTGGCCAAAATTGCGTAATTTCACTAAATGGCCTTGAGAATGCTGTCTCACTACAACCCGATACGAACACGGCTCTCGAGATAACGACTGATTCTCTAAATAATTCTATATCTACTACATATCTCCCGGGATCCGTAGGGATTTATACAGAGGCGGTGGGTGGTCTTTTGGCGGCCACTATTACTGCCACAGCATGTCAAACGGGCTGGGTAGTCCAACTGACATACGTACATACTGGAGGTGGTGGAGGGTCGCAGTACATCAAGAATATAGTAACAGCGGCGGGGAGTTTCACTGTTACTTGCAATACAGCAATTGATATAGGTGACAAGATAATATGGCATGTTGTAGGGGCACCGAATTAAGAAAGTCTTCTATCTTTTTTTTGAGAATGTAGGGAAATGTAGGGTGTGTAGGGTAAATCGCAGAGTTTGGTCGCTGGCTGGATTTTCACTCTCCCGAGGGGGTAAAGTTGCGATTTACCCTACACACCCTACACTACCCTACATTTTGAAAAGGGACCGTACCGACTTCCCAATTGGTAGAACTAGTTTTGGCCTATTTTTGATTGTCCCGTCTGAATAGAGATGAGCCTTTCCGCCGGTGCAGAAAAGCAAGCGGAAGCATACCCACTAAGCGATGATGATATCCGTGGCTTACTGGGAGGTAATATAGAAATCACTCCGTACCCCAAAATAAAGGACGTACAGAACATCAACGAATTATTTGATAGTCGTGGCCGTGCTATCATTTTCTATCCACAGCAGAGCGAAAATCAAGGTCACTGGACGTGCATGGTAAAGGATGGCCGCCAGATTGAATTTTTTGACCCTTACGGAGAACCCCCAGATGCCCAGAAGGACGGGCTATCGAAGAACCAGTTGGAACGGATGCGAATGGATCACCCCGATTTGACCCGGCTTCTAGAGAATAGCGGATGTCATGTTATATTCAACAAGGTACAACTCCAGAAAATGGCGAATGATGTGCAGACATGCGGCCGGCACTGTGTTTGCCGCCTCCTCTATTACAAAATGCCTATCAGCAAGTACCGGCAGATGATACAGAAATCCGGCATGACCCCCGACGAGTTCGTTGTTGAAAAGACTTATAGTAATTTGGGGAAGTAAAAATATTTGTAGAGTATAGAATGTCTTACTCGTTTCGTAGTATAGTAGATGGCGGATCCGATAGCGAGATGATATATTACGACGCAACTATGACCTCCACCAAGACGGCCGACCTCACAGTGAGCCAGCCGCCTCAGCCGGTGAAGTTCAATGAGACCCGTGATGCACCTATTGTCAGAGATGCCTCACAGTACAATTTCTCCATTATCAAATTCACGATGAACGGTCCCGGCCGTGAATTGCCCCTATTCATTCCGCTCATCCAGACCAACGGAACGGTGACGGCCACTGGCGCACAGATTGATCCTAATCTGACTATTTATAGTCTAGCAACGGCATATCAACGGAGATGGAACTATACTACAAATGTCGGTGCTGCCGCTACGGCATTAATCACTCTGGCCCCCGAAAACTCTCCTATAGTGTATATCCCCGAAATCCAAAATCCCCTCATTGCTCCGGTCCCCCAAGTTCCAGCCACGGGGATTGCAAAACAAGACCTATCTACCCGGTATTATTGGGTATATACATACACCCATTTTGCCTCCCTTGTAAATAATGCTCTATATCAATCCTACGTCAATCTCTGGGCGGCCTTTCAAGCGGCGTGGGCGGCTCTTCCAACGGCTCAGCCTTCCCCCTATACGGCTGCAACTATAAGGGAAGGGATCAATCTATTCATTCTTGATCATGATGTGCCTTTTATCAAGTATAATGAAATTACAAAGTTGTTCGAGATATATGCGGATACTCGAGGCTATAACGTATGTGGCTCGCTCACTAGCGGCCCCTCTCTTTCCCGCTATAACACCCCAACGGGCACACAGCAGAGCATACCGGCGTTTGTCCCTCCCGCATATGTTGCGGGTGACCCCCCTTCCGGTGCTACCCAGCCCTACCTCCGGCTGTTCTTCAATACGGAACTAATGAACCTCTTAGCCAATTTCAAGAACTCGTTTTATGGTGTCGTGGGCGGTGGTAGTATGCCTTTTCCCCTTTCAATCGCCCCAGTCACTATTGGAAACAATATCATTTTCTCTGGTGCCCGCCCGTGGCTCTATTCCTACGAAATCTTATTCACAAATGACCTCTACACGAACATCCTCAACAACAACCCGCTACTGCAAGGGACCGCCGCAGCCCCTCCCCCCTCATATAATCCCTATTTCCTCATCCCGACGGATCGCCAGAACCTCTACTGGAAAACCGTACAAGACTACCGTTCTACAGATTCCATGTGGTCCCCGGTGGCGGCGGTGGTTTTCACCTCGGCGCTACTCCCGGTGAAGAAGGAATACACCTCGGCGATTGTGGATTTGAACCAAGGCAATTTGGGCGGCGGGTCGAGTGGCTCCCAGAGCGCTTTCCAGCCTATCATCACGGATTTCAGTATAGACCAGCAGCAAGAGGGGGCTGAGGGCTGGCGTAACTTCACCCAGTACGAGCCTACGGCAGAATACAAGATGATTTCCATGACCGCCTCCCACGAGGAGATCCGCAACATAGATATTCAAGTATTCTGGAAGTACCGCCTAACTGGGGAACTAATTCCCCTTACGGCGGCGAACTGCTCCGATATCAATATTAAAATGTTATTCCGCAAAATTGACTACCGCTCCTAAATCCGTTCCTCTCAAATATGTTATATCCCCGATTTTTTTTTGTGCTTACTAAGTATAAAAATGAGTGCGGACATTGAGAAGTTGGCCGTATTTGATGACCGCATCGTGCAGACACGCCCGAAGTATGCCGTGGAGAAGGGTGCGCTGTCACTCACGAACGCCCCTTTTGCGGCGATTTCCCAGTCCCAGTCCCAGCACACCTACAACGTATATGTTCCCTCCGAGAACGTGTACGTGGCCCGTGATATGGACTGGTCCTCCACTTGCTTCCTCCAAGTGAGCGTTCGCCTTGCGGACACGGCGGGCGGCCAGTACCCGGTTGGCGAGCCTCTGCTGCAGTTAGGCGTGGATGGCTCTCTAGCGGCCTTCCCTCTGAACTCCCTCTGCGCAACGATGACGGCGACGATCAACGACACCACGGTAACCATCAACTCCCAAGATGTGCTAACTGAGGTTCTCCGCCTAACGGACTACAAGCCTAACCGCCTCCAGCGCACATGCCCGACGATGTTAGACAAGTACCAGCAGAACGAGGACGCACTAAATGCGACGAACGACCCCATCTCCGGCTATACCAATATGGCCCACGATTACGCTGAGCAGCCCAACGGCTCTTGGGCGAACCTCGCCTTCACGAATGCGGCGGGCGCTGTTCTCTCCGGCGCTGGCAGTTATACCGATGCGAACGGCAAGGTGATTAACTACGTGGATGGCGTGCCCGTATCCACTGCCCTTGCTGGTGTAGTGAATGGCCTCTACATCGTGTATCTGCGCTTCCGCACCACGGAGAAACTGGTGCTCTCCCCCTTTGTGTTCGCTGACAGCCACGGCTCCGACACGGGCCTCTTCGGCATCAACAACATTCAACTTGTGTGCAACTTACGTGACCCTACCCGTGCGCTGCGTCTGCGTGATAGCGTGGTCGGCTCTGCCCAGAAACTGTTCTATGCGGGCGGTGCTTCCCCCTCTACTTGGCTGCCCCCGGTTGCCTACAACTCCTCTCGTGCGAACGGCCCCTTCGAGAACTCCTTCCTCAACGTTCAGTTCCTCACCCCGTCTCTGGACATTCCCCTCCCCCCGAAGAGCGTGGTGCCCTACATGGAGTTCCCTCGTTACATCACACAGCCCCTCACATCGGCGATGGCTTCCGGTGCGTCCGAGCAACTCACGTCCCAGACAATCACGCTGCCCCAGATTCCCGATCTGCTCATCATCTACTGCAAGGCTCTTCCCGACGCTGCGACGGTGGCGGTCAATCGTGCGGCGGATCCCACTCTGCCCCAGTTCGGCACGTCCTATCTGCCCATCGACTGCGGCGTGGATGGCGGCCGCCCCCAGAACCCTCTATCCATCAACTTTGACAACTTCTCCGGTCTGCTATCTTCCCAGACCCCCGAGCAACTCTACCACATGTCCGTCAAGAACGGCCTAGATGTGGATTGGTCCACGTGGTCCGGCCTTGCCCGTGTGCCTACCGGCTCCGTGGGTGGAAAGGTCTCAACGGTGGGCGGCTTCCTAGTGCTCAAGCCCGGCGTGGATCTCACCCTCCAGTCTGGCCAAGCGTCTTCTCTGGTTGGCAACTTCACTCTGCAGTTCAACGTGCGTGTGCGCAACACCTTCGGCTTCCCCGTAAATCCCCAGTTGTTCGTAATCACGGCGAACTCCGGCTTCTTTGAGTCTGTGCGTGGGTCTTCTCGCATCATCAAGGGCGTACTGTCCGAGCAAGACATCATCGCCGCCCCTCTGGCCCCGGCGGGTACTCGCTCAAGCCTCGCCCGCATCATTGGCGGTAAGATGATGGCGCTAGCGAACCGTATGGGTATGGCTCCCAGTGGCTCCAGCCACGGCCACAGCGCCAAGCATGCTGAGAAGAAGGAGGAGCACGGCCGCCATATGGCGGGAGCCGGCAAGAGCCTCTCTGCCCGGCTAATGTAAAACGGCTACGTTTTTTTTCGTGCCGTTAAGTATAAATGGCATCACTTGAGAGTCTGAAGGATCCCCTCCAGCGTCTAGGTGTTCTTGGTACCGCTGGTTCTCAGTCTTCTTCTTTCCGTCGTAATGAGGTGAACAACGCCGATGTGTGGGATGTCACCAAGCAGTATTACCTAAACGACGTAGTGTTCTCCGCTATTGATGGTGGTGCGTATGTCATGGAGGGTGGTTCTACAACCCTCGGTGCGGCCCCCATAACGGCCGTCCTTGGCGGTTCCGACCCGGCGGATGACTGGGTTCTGAATATTCCCAATAAGTGGGTGCCTCTAGCCCCTTATGGCCCCCGTGTAGTGCAGCCTACGGGTGCGCAGAGTGCCACGGTGGCGGCGGGTGCGGCGATCACCTTTGCCAACTGTAACCTCCTACAAGCGGCCGTTGGAGCGAATGCGGCTCTCGGTGCGCCTAACTACATGGCCCACATTCAATTTACGATAACATGGAGCCTCGTTGCAACTGCGGCGGAGTGGATGACCTTCACCGTCACCCCTACTGGCGGCACGGTGACTCCGGCCCGTGCTGTAACAGTTGGCCCGGTAGTTGGCCTTGCCGTCCAGAATGTGAGCGTGGATCTATACGTGCCCACTGCCGCTGACGGCACCACGACCTCCCTTGTGCTAACCGGTGCGGTGAATGCGGCCTCTGCCCTCACCGCCACTGTCGCCGCTGTAAGCGTGGTCTATATCCCTATTGTGCCTTAAACAATAGGATTTCTATTTTAACTTCACTAAGCAGATATGAGTGTTTCCGGCCTCGAAACCCCTTTCCAGCGCCTAGCAGCGCTACCTCAAACGATGAATTGGAGGGGAGTATGGTCTAACACCGAAAACTATCTGCTTAATGACGTTGTTGAAGATACAATCGTTAATTCTGCATACATATTGACCGGCAGCGTGTCATTAGTAGGCGGACCAGCCCCGTCACTATCTGGAGATTGGAATGAAGTAAGCGGGACTTCTGTAGGGGTTAATGCTGTCACTGCCGGTGCTGGAATTGCAGTAAATAACACTATTGCAAACCAGCCCCAAATCCTCAATGCTGGCGTGATACAAATCCAAGGCGGCGTTGGGGTAGTTGTAGATAATGCAGACCCACAGAACCCAATTGTCAGTTCCTCCGCAGTACAGCAAATAGAAGGAGGCCCCGGAATTTCCATCAACAGCGCCAACCCTCTCATCCCAGTTATAGGTAACACGGGAGTAAGGCAGATCATCGTAAATCCCGGTACGGGTCTGTTATCTACGGGAGGTCCTACTCCTACACTTGTCAATACGGGCGTTCTGTCTGTGGGCGGTGGTGTTGGAATTCAAACGGTCCAATTTGGTTCTAGTGTTGAAATAACGAATACGGGAGTAGGAGAACTCAGCCAAGGAGCGGGTATTTCCATTTCGGGACCTACTACCACTCCTACCGTTGCAAATACGGGAGTTCTCTCCGTTGCATCTGGTGATGCCACGATCACCGTAGATAATACAGATCCCCAGAACCCGATTGTGATTGGCAATACCCCCACCATCACCCAAGCATTCTCTGGCGTAGGTTTTACTGGTTCCTTGACGGTTGCCCCTCTATCAGCGGGTGCCTTCGCCTTCATTCCAACTGCGGGCAGTATTTGGGAATCCTATTTTCTGAATGGTGCGCCAGATCTCACGGGGATTTTCATGCTCGATTTGACACAGATGTCATACAATCTGACCGGGACGGGAACAATAGGAGCGAATAATGTCATCCAAGTTGCTATCTTAGATAATGGTAGTGCTTACGTGTCGCCGATTTATCTAAACAATTTCTACACACCTACCGGGACAGCCTTCCCAATATCGGGCAACTTCGGCCCCATATATATTGATATTGCAGCAGCCCGGGCAGCGGGAGTGCTTGCTCCGAATGCCTTACGCATTACGAATGTCACCAATGGTACTTTGGCCCTAAGCACCTATGGTAGTGCTTACTGCCAGTATTTTCCCTTTGGCCTACAGTAGAAGATGCCGAGTGATTGGAAAGAGGAATTCGCCACTCCACTACAGCGTCTAGCCATCCTTCCTACCATGATTAGTTGGGCTGGTGAATGGAATGCAATCGACGAATACTTCAAAAACAATATAGTAACTGACCCGATAACTACGGGATCGTATATATATACCGGTTTTTCTGCTGCCATTCGAGGAGGATTACCGCCTTCGCAAGTGATCGGCCCCTCCATTTGGACTGCGTTTGGTGCAACCGTCGCTTCTGGAGTTCAAAGGATACTAGGAAGTGATGGAATTCTAGTAGATGGATCTGATACAGCGCCTACTGTTAGCAATCTAGGCGTTGTAACAGTAGAAACAGACGGCGGAATAGCGAATGTAGGGACGGCTCAATTTCCGGTTCTAGTATTGAATGGAACCGTTTCGCAAGTCCAAGCGGGTCTAGGTATTTCTGTTACCTCTACTGCAATACCAAAAATCACCAATACTGGCATATTAAATATACTACCCGGTGAAGGCATTTCTGTATCTGGCGAGGGCGAGGTAACATTAGCCAATACGGGGGTAGTGAGTATTGCCCCAAGTCCCGGAACGCTATTAACTGTTTCACCGGGACAGAACCCGGCTATTAATAGTACGGGAGCAATCAGTATTACTCCGGGAACCGGAATAGCCTTGGAGCCGGGCCGGCCGTCGAACGAGCCACGGTTGAAGAATACGGGGGTCATTTCTATAGTCCCTCGTAATATTCAAGTATTGGGCGGGTTCCCCGCCAGTGGCGACAAGCAATTAGGAATGATAAATCCGGTCAAGTCGCTTGTGTTCAATAGCCAGCCTTTGGTGATGATACCAAACTCCTTACCTATTGTCGGATCTACTGCTTTGATTGCTGTCACACAAACCCCGGGGACATTTTGGGCGAATGTGATGCAGAACGGGCCGCCAGCCTACGCCAATACTACGGGGACTACATTCATGCTTGATTTCTCCTTGAAATTTACGAGCACAGCAAGCGGTGGAAACAGTACAAATTTGATAATGTATTTGCAAGACAACACGGGGGGCTCAGTGAAGGAAATAGGTCCATTTATAGCCAGAGCCGGAGCGATAGGCACATCTACCCAAGTCCCCAACCGGATTTATCTATTCGCCCCTCTAATTGTCAAGGTAGAACAAGCAAGAGCGCAAGGGTTCCGCACTTTGACTGGGCTAAGGGTCACTCAAACTGCGTCGCTTCCAAACAACCCGCCGGTAATCATATTAGCCTCTTCGGGCCCGTGTTCTGCTACATGGTTCAATCAGTCTGTGCCTTTCCCGACTTGAGTTTGACTTCTACTTCTACACTATCATTGATCACCTTCTTCAGATTCTGTTCTAGGCTGTCAATGTATTTGCGGTTATCACTGAGACCCTTGGCCTCGTTCCAGTCACGAAGGCTATCGAGGTAGTTCTCGTATTCACGAATGTTATGAGATACCTTTTTAAGGTTTTTCACAACACCTAGTAGCCAAGATAGGGGAAGTTTAATTTCTAAATTATCCATCTCTACTAGATGGCAATACATTTGTCGTATATGCAACAGATGGCGACGGCCGCCTATTCTAAAAGTCCTCCTTCTGAAATAGGTGGTTTCAAACTACTAGAGGCGACCCCGACACTCAAATTTTACAACAGCGGCAAGACAATTATTGTTGCTATAAGAGGTACGCATGACCAGAGGGATTTCGCCGCATGGCATCTAGTGGCTCTCGGCCAACTGGATAATTCGCCTAGGTTCCAAGAGGATCTACGGGACCTTGTCGTATTTCAAACTAAATACCCTAGGAGTGAATACTCCTACATCGGGGTTGGTCATTCCTTGGGTGGTGCTATCATTGATAGGTTTCTACGTATGGGTCTCCTTCGTAGTGCCTTATCATACAATGCAGCCCCAGAGCCTCAAGAATTGAGGGGGAACCCAGCCCATCGCCGCATATACCATGAGGACGACCCATTGTACAAAGTAGCCGGAAGGTTTATTCCGGGGGTTGAGGTGCGGAAGTCACGGGATCCGTTCTGGTTGAAGTACCTACGGAATTTCGTCCCGCTTGGCATTGCGAATGCATATAACGCCATCGACAAACATAAGTTGCCTACATTTGAAGGTGGAGGGACACATAGGGAGAACTTCCTAAAGGCTCATAAACTAAACGAGCATTCATACAACCTCAAGGAACTATCGGCCATTAGTAGGGTGCCGCTCGATGTACTGCAAGAGGTTTATAATAGAGGGATTGGAGCCTACAAGACCCAGCCTAGATCAGTACGCCTCAAGGGGTCATATGTCAAGAACGTAGACGCACCAATGAAGGCGAAACTAAGTAAGGAACAATGGGCATATGCAAGGGTCTATTCATTCCTCGATGGGAACCCCAAACATGACGAGGATCTGCGCCGCAATACTTCCTAATCGGTAGAAAGGGTAGTTATTTACTCGGGAAACATCTAATTAACCATTCCTAAGAGATATTTACAAGGTAAATATCTATTAGTAATCATATTTTATTCCATAAAGGTAATTTAAC